CGTGGATGTCGCCGATGCCGGAAGCCGGCTCCGGAGCGTAGTCATCCGACGCGCGGACCGATTGCACCAGACCGATCTGCTTGCCGTCGAATACGACGACGATCCGGTTACCGGAGCGAGTTTTCAGATTTGTTTGAGCCATGTTCTATGACCTCCGTTATGCCGTAGCCGAACCGCTGAACGGCACAGCGTGGATCGTCACCGGGATGTAGTTGATCGGCAGCACCGGCGAGCACTGGAACTCGACCGCCAGAACATCGCCATTCAGCGTCGCGGTGATGTTCTTGTACGCCGGGTTTTGCGCGTCCCCGACGAGAACGCCAGGACCAGCCGGCTCAGCTTGCGCCAGGGCACGCAGCGTCGTTTCGGTGATGCTGACCGCGCGCGACAGGTTGAGCGGAGACGCCTTCTGACCACGCAGAATATCCAGCGCATTGCGCACGTTGCGCGCGGTGAAATCCAACGCGCTGCCGACCGATTGCTCGACGCGGTTGTAGTTAGCATTGGTCAGCCAAGTCGAGATCGACTTGACGACCTTGAAGCCCTGCGAGGTATTCTCGACGCACAGCACACCACCGGTGATCAGCGCATCCGTGTCGGTCGGGTTGCGCAGATTGCGCTCCAGGCCACGGACCGAGATCGTCTTGTTGGTCAGCGGCGTGCCCGGGTTGACACCGGAGAACATCGCGGCGACCAGTGCGGCCGTCATGTACGGCGGGTACAGCGTCAGCACGCCATTGGCGTCATAGTCGTAGTACCCGATGTGGACCAGCGAGGTGCGGTCGCTGTTGATCGCCTTGGCAGCAGCAATCGCAGCCGTGTCGCTCGTGCCAGCGGCCGTACCGCAGATGGCGCGGCGTTCTTTGCGAGCCGTACCCGACATGAACTGCACGTGAGCATCAGTCATCGCGGCGATCGCCGGATCCGACGACAGAGGGGTGATCCACTGAACATCAGCCGATTGCAGCGTCGTGAAAGCGTTGCTCCACTCGTTGTTTGTGACCACACCATCCGAACCGCCGGACAGGTAGGTCCAGCCGATGTTGGCCGGCAGCGTGCCGACGTTCGCGGCGCGCGCAGCAGTGACAAAGCCCTCGCCCTGACTGTTGAACCAGTCGATGATGGCTTGCAGGTTTGCGGTAGCCGTATAGACAGCCGTTTTCACATCCTGCGTCGTCACGTAGTCCAGGCCATTCAGCGCGGCGGTGTTCCCGTTGCCATCCAGCACGGCAGCCGTGAAGCCGCTGGTCGCATTGATCCTGTCGACGACTTGCTGCACCGTCGGGAACGAGTTCAGATCGATGCTGGCGACCGTGGTGCCGCTCGGAGCTTGCAGCGTGATCGTGGTGCCCGTGATGGACATAACCGCGCTGGCCGACGCGCCACCGTACTGTACGGAGAACGCGTTGCGAGCAACGTTGTCCTGTGTGTAGTACGAGTTGTCGAGTTGAGTGGTCAGCTTCTTGCCAGTCACTGAGCCGGCCTCGACTTTCACCTTGATCTGATTGGTGTACAGACCATAGTCCGTCGAGGTCAGATTGATGACTGCATTGCTGCCGCTGTCCGCCAGCGCCAGAGCCGCTTGAGTGGCCGGATTCACGCGGATTGCAACAACCGTAGCAGGGCCGCCGGTCTGCGTGCTGGGCGAGAACGCCTTCTTCACGGCATCCAGCAATTCGCCGCTGACGAGCGCAGCTTCAGCTTCGGACGGGCTGCCGAACGACAGCGCTGTGTTCGGCTGGCCGCCAGCGGCGCGACCGATAAACGCCACGACATTGCCGACCGACAGATTTTGATTCGCCATCGCGGAATCGTCGACCACCGACATGGTGGCCGGCGTGATCCACAGACGGCCGTTGAAGAATACGGGCATGATCTATCCTCAGACCGGTTTGTTGACGAAAAGCTGGAAACGAGCCGCATAGTTCGACTCGAAATCCTTGAAGTGCTGCGCCTGCTTCTCGACGAAGTGGAATGCGCCGATCAGTTCGACGCGTTTGTCGCTTTGCGACAACCGCACGCAGAACTCCTCGAGCGTCACCTGTTCGACGGCAGGCGAAGCAGCCGTAACCGGTGCTTGGGCGCTGTCGTTCGCGTCGTTGTTGTCCATGCCTTTCCCTCTCAATCAGAAATCAGTGAAGCCTGCACGTCTGTGATCGGGGCGACTTGATCGCCCACGATGACCGGCGCCGTGCAGGTGAAAGTACCGGCCGACTGGTACACCGGCGCGGGGTACTCCCCGCTCACGGCGTCCACGTCCTGCTGCGAAAATGCGATCTTGATCATGCCGTTCGCATCGAACACCGGGAGGTTCGCCACGATGAGCCGACGCAATACTTTGCGCAGCGTGATGCGTTCATCGGGGTTCTGCGACCAGCCGATGACGGCAAGTTGCACGCCCGCCAGCCAGCCTTCATTCTCAGACCACTCGGCGCCGTCGAACACGTCGGGCTCAATCATTTCGCCGAGGCCACGTTCTTCGGGGGCCTCGTTGAGCAAGTGCACCGTCACGAGAGGCCAGCGCGTCGTCTCCCACACCGGCGCCGCAGTCAGCACCTGAATGGTCCCCGACTGCGGCTTCAGCACGCCGCGCTGCACCTCGTTCTGGAGACCCCAATTGAGCCGGTCACGCACCACGGTAAGCACGTCAGTGCTTGCATCCGAATATGTCGCGTTCGGCGTGCCACTGGCGACGTTGCTCGCCGCCCACGCGGTCCCGTTCCAATAGAACGCGCAGTAGAAAACCGGCGTGCCGTTCTGCAGCAGTTCGGAGTCGAGTGCCGATTTCTCGGTGCCCTCGTACACCAGCAGCGCGGCGGGATCGTTTTGGTCGACAAACGTGTTCACCGCCTTGCGAAGAATGCGCCAACTGAGCGCGCCAGAAGGCGGCTCAAGGAAGACCCTGAGCGCGTTCCCAACGCTGAG